TTCCTATTAGTTTCATTCTTATCAGGCTTGTGCTTTGTGTGGCCTTCTTTTTGGGCTGCTGGTTTGCTGTAAGCATTTACCGAGGTGAGATATAATGGAACATTTACAGTGCCTCAACCCAGAGGAATTAATGACTTTCATAAAGATAACCGGGATGGAGTACCAAGTATTCTCCGACCGGATTATCCTACTAGGGGAGAGTCTGTTTAGCTGGGTGGCAAACCCTGAGACATTTCTTTTTTGTTTAGACCAAGGTAAGGGGGTCTAACGTGGAAACTATGCAACTGTTCACCTACTTCCTTACTCTGGGGTGGTTTATCTTCTATGCACTTGTTATTAAGAACCTACGGAAGTACACCCACCTAGTGTGGTACAAAAACATTAACCTTAACGGGGTGGTGATCTCAGTGGTCCTACTGTTTCTCTCTGCCTCGTTTTTCTTTGCTTAGGAGTACCCTATGAGTGATGCACTAGAAGTAGTCTGGATAGACAACACTAAACCAGAAATGGGAGACTTGTGTTGGCGAGATAACATCTTCTTTGTTGGCCCTAAAGCGTCTGCTTCTGGTGTCGGTTTTGAGAATGAGCTTCTCGCTTACTATCGTGAAGACAGGGTTCAGACCTTAATCGAGGTTTTGGAACTAACCTATAACAACCTTATGAACCTACAGCCTAAGATAGCTAACGGGCTGGTCCACGAAGACTGGATACCTGTTTTTGATGCCTACATTGATCCTGTTATTGAAGCAGCAGAAACTACTATCTCAGATTTTAAAAAGGAAATAAAAAATGATCATTACAACAACACAACAAGCCTTTAACCTTGCTGCTGTCCACCTTATGACACAGAAGGCTACGGCTTTTGGCGAACATATTTCCCTGTGTGCTTACCGAGGGGCTAACGGAACCAAGTGCGCTGTAGGTTGCCTTATTCCTGATGAGGAGTATAGTAAGGGCTTTGAGGAAAACACTGCCAAAGAACTCCTCCTTCACTACGGTAAAGAACTCCCTTCTATCAACCAGCTGGATCAAGACTTCCTTACGGACCTACAAAACATTCATGACAGGGAGTCTGTAGACGACTGGTATGCCTGCCTCATCGTCCTAGCTGAACGCTATAACCTTGACACAACTGAATTTAAAAGTGAGATCGAATAATGAACTTTTTTACAAGAACTACTACTGAAGTCAGCATCCAAGATGATGATGGTAAAGAACTCTACAATGCTTACGCCAATAACAAGAGAGAGTGTATTGTTCTTCTTGATAGGATCTTTGGCCAAATGAACCCTTTAGAGCTTAAGGACTACTTGTATAAACAGAGCAAGTGGAAAGACGAGTTTCGCCGCCTTGCAAGAGAACAATCTACCTCTATAACCACCCGGCTATCCTAGAAACCTCTAGGCACCTGACAAAGTCAGAGATTAACCTGTAATCAAAAGAAAGAGAAGAATAACTATGTCAAACCTTAATGTAACTAAGTTCGAAGACCTGTCCTTTGTTAAGAAGAATGGTCACCAAGCCATTGTTGAGTTCCCCTCTGGTTATGGAGCCTCTATCATCGATGATGGGTATGGCTCTGAGCAAGGTTTCTATGAGGTAGCTCTGTTTAAAGACGACTACATCTACTATGACCACTCTGCTATTCCAGAAATCTCTGGACACCTTACTAAACTAGAAGTAAGCCAACTACTGGAGAAAATTAGTATACTGTAATTACCTTAACACTTCGATCACTTTGTGACCTCTTACCTTACCCACACCCTTCTCTCATTGATCCTTAACAGGGTCTTTGGGGGGAGGGTGTGGGTAAACCTTTTTTTTTTTTTTGCTTTAAAAGAGCCACTAATATTACCGCCAGAGACACCTTATTTACATGGCATAAAAATACTGCCGCCTAATGATGAAGGCTTACACCCAGTTTTCGAGAAAGAGAAAGAAAGAGAGGAAGAGGAGGGGTACCTTTAGAGAGGAAGAGGAGGGGTACCTTTGGGGGGGTAGTGTTGGTGAGAAAGATAGAGATAGAGTCGTAGGCGTGAGCTTCGCCTGTCCTAAGAAAGACTCTACTTGCGTAAGCTATAATATAAAGAAAGATTATAAAAATGAATTATGTTTATTGGATAACTAATGATGTCTCTAAAAATAACCTTAATAAAGGGTACATAGGAGTCACATCAAGATCCTTACTACAACGCTGGATGGAACACCTAGAAGCTAACAGTAAAGTTGGAAGGACTATAAGAGAACTAAATCTGAATTACAAAGAGAATGCTGTAATTATTTTCTCTGGTACGAAAAGGGAGTGCTATGTTGTAGAAGCTGCACTGAGACCCAAAAAGAACTGTGGTTGGAATGTTGCTGAGGGAGGAGAAACAAACTCTTTCTCAAGAGCAATAGCTGCTAACCCTGAAAAGAAATCTAGAAAAGAGTTAAGACAAGCTCGTGTTGCTGAGGTCGATTGGAAGATTTCCTATGACATCACTGCACCTCGTGGTAAAAAGTACTCTGTTGAGGGTTTTGTTGCTAAGTTCTCTACCAAAGCAAAAGCAGAAAAATTTATTGCCAATAAAGTTAAGCGTGGTTATCATAAGGAAGAGGCTAACTAAGACCACTTTGGACCTACTTTTTCTTAAACAAAACAATAGACTATAGAGAAGACCCTTGTTTATAAGGCTGTTTCTTCTCATTTTTTAGCAAGTGAAAAACAAAGAAAGGAGTCTCGTATGTCAGACCCTCAAAAACCTACTGAAGAAGAAGTCCCAGTAAAGCGTGGGCGGGGTCGTCCCAAAGGCTCCTATAAGCTACCTGAAGGCGTCCGTAACAAGGTCCGTGAAGGTGGTGGTAAGAATGGTGGTGCCCGCAAAGCTGCTGGTCGTCCCAAAGGCTCTAAGAACATCTACTCCCACGAGTCAGTAAAAAAGCTACAAGAGCTTGATTTTGATCCCATTGAGCAAATGGTTTATGAGTATCAAGAGATCACTCGGATCATCAACAGTGGCGATGTTAAGGTTGGCTCAGGGGCCTATGCTCAACTGATTGCTACCAAGGCACAACTCATCAACAACCTAATGCAGTACGGCTACAAGAAAATCCCTGAAAAGACTGAAATTGAGAACTCAAACAAGAAGCCGCTTACTGTTACCTTGACCCACAAGTCTACCTAAACAACTAAAGCAACACCTTGTATGAAACATAACATATAATCACTCACATACTAAGGAAACCGTTTCATGACCAAAGAACAAGAAGACCAGATAATTAACCACTGGCGACAAGGGCGAAGGTTCAATGTAAAGAACTTTAAAGACTGGATGGACTTAATTATCAAGACGGCAGCGGTAGGCGCACTCTCTATTGCAGCGACAGCGTTCTTTGTTAATGCTGTTGCACCAGAGTGGGCTAACGTACCTAAAGACATTAACTCTCTTGCTACAGAGGTAGCAGCCCTACGAGAAGTTATCTCTTTCAATGAACCTCAGATCGTAGAATTTAAGGGTAACCTTATCGTTGCTGATAACAAGCTTCGAGCAGGAGACAACCTACAGGTTACTGCTGTACTCCGACGTAATGCAGGGTGTGCTACCCAAGTCATTAATCAATTCTATGATCACAATGCCAACCTGCTTGTTTCTCGCTACACCTATGTAACGGATGCTGTTAAAACACCTGTTTCTGAAGACTTTGGTGTCTACACCTTTCAAGTCGTCCTACCTTCTGACATGTCACTGGGACGTTATAGCTACTCAGCTAAACTGGTCCCTTTAGAGTGTGGTGTCTATGAAGAGATTGTTCTACCACTAAGCACCCCCTTTTACATTGAAGACTAGGAAACCTCTATGAAAAAAAGAATCTACCTTAATAAGGCTGAAACTTGGGACGGTACCACAGATGACGGTTTTGTTTCTGGGCACACTGTCTATGTTGAGGACCCTGAAGTTTGTTATAGTCCTGTTCTAGATGCTGATGGTAACCAGCTTATGTATACCGAGTATAAGCATCCTCTTGGCTTTGATTTAAAGCCTAAAGACCCAATTTAATTAAAAGGAGAGTAGTAATGGCAAAAGACCCAAAACTAGAAAAAGTAGGGGTGAGTGGTTATAATAAACCTAAACGCACCCCAAATCACCCAACCAAGTCTCACGTTGTTGTTGCCAAAGAAGGTGACAAAGTAAAGACAATTCGTTTCGGTGAGCAAGGTACTAGTGGTTCTCCAAGGAAAACGAATGAGTCAGAAGCTTCCCGTAAACGAAGAAAGTCTTTTAAAGCTCGTCATGCCAAAAACATTAAAAAGGGTAAAATGAGCGCTGCTTACTGGGCTAACAAAGTTAAGTGGTAGCTTGCCTATAAAGAAAGAAAAATACTATGACAGAAGTTGTTTTACATGAAGGACAGAGTCAGGTAATTAGTGACCTTTTTGTAGATCATACTTGCCGTTATGCTGTCGTTAACGCCTCCCGTGGCTTCGGTAAGTCCTATGCAGCTGCTACAGCAGCGGCTATTGCTACTCAAGAACTAATTGAGCTTGATGAGAGTGTACCTAACAAGAACGTTGCTATTATTGCCCCCACTTACAGTCAGGCTATTGACATCTACTACCCTCTCCTTGCTTATCAGCTGGGGTTAGAAGCTCATGCTATCAAGTCCTCTAGATCGGCAGGTACATTTTGGTTTCCTAACAACACCATCTTAAAGATTTGGTCTTATGAGGCCTCGGAACGTATGCGTGGATCCGGCCAATATTTTGTTGTTCTCGATGAGGTTGCCTCTTGGAAGGGCGCGGGCATGACCTTAAAAGAATCTTGGGAAAGTATTATTCAGCCCTGTGTCTCCACCCGTTGGTCAAGACAGAATGCTAAGAAGTTTAATGCTAATCCGGGTCGAGGTCTTATCATCTCTACTCCTAAGGGTTATGACTACTTTTATGAACTTTATAACAGACAAGAGTCTAATGACGACTGGAAGAGCTACACCTATACTTATAGGGATTCCCCTTACCTAGACCCTGAAGAGATTGAACGAGTAAAACATGACCTAGACCCTCTTAAGTTTGCACGAGAGTATGAAGCCTCCTTCGAGGATTCTGGTAATAGTGTCTTCTACTGTTTTAACCGTAAAGAACACATTGATGAGAAGCTTCCTAACTTTGAAGAGAAGGAAGACGTCCATGTAGCTATTGACTTTAACGTCGGTATAATGGCGAGTGTCATCTTTGCCCTCCGTGGTAACCAGATGCACATCCTTGATGAAATGAGTGGCCACCCTGACACAGAAAGTTTAGCTAAGGCTCTAGCTGAGAAGTATGAAGGACATCGTATCATTGCCTACCCTGACCCTAGTGGTCGAGCACGGAAAACCTCTGCTGCGGTTGGTATGACAGACTTTAAGATTTTAGAAAGCCCTCCTTACAAGATTATTACAAGAGCACATCAGAAGGCTCCACCTATTATCGACTCGGTGGCAGCAGTCAACAAAAAGTTTAAAACAGCAGCCGGAGATATTGATCTTTACATTCATCCACGCTGTGTAAATACAATCCGGTCTGTTGAGAGAACTCAGTGGACAGAAACTAACCCAGAGATCGCCACCATCGATAAGAAAGAGGGGGTCGAACACTGGTCCGATGCCCTACGCTATGCTATTGAATACTTGTTTCCTGTTCGTTCAGGTACCAAGGTGGCTTCTAAGGGGTTCGGTTTTTAATCATAAAGGAGAACTATCATGTCCATTTTTGGAAGAGTGGGTAGAACTGTTGCAAAACGCTCTGCTCGAAGAACTACAAGCACTGTTATGAGTGCCGCTCAGAAACGTGCCCTAGCTAAAGCTGTAAAGGCTTCTGCTGCTGCCCGTGCTAGAGGAGGCGCTAAGCGTATTTTCAGTAAGGGTGTAAGGGCCACTGCGAAGGTTGCCCGTCCTGTAGGCCGTACTGCCCGTGCTGTTGTAAAGACACCAGAAGGCCTACTTGCAACAGGGCTTGGCTCTGCTGCTATTGTTTCTAGGGCCACACGTAAGAAGGCTAACTCTACTTCTAATACTAACGTTGCTGTTGCTAAGATTAACCGTACAGCTTCTAACATCACAAACTATGCTGCAGGCGGTGCTCGTCTTGCTGTAGCTACAACAGTAGGTGGTATTAGCTATGCTACTGGAAACACTTCTGCCAGACAGTATGCTGCTAGAATTGCTAAAGCTTCTGCTACAGCAGGTTCAAACATTGCTGGCAATAAACTAAGAGCTAATGCTAACGTACTTAGAGCTGCCTCTGAACGGCGTTTACAACAGAGTATAGATGAGGTAGACTCTCTCTTTAACAAATATGTTCGTGGCTCTTAAGCCAGTAATAAAGGAATAAACAAATGACTATTAATAATTCAAACTACAACGTAGGGTTGACTACACCGGGTCGTCGGGTTGCTGAGGTAACTCCAGGGCCTGATCGCCTTCCTTTTACCGCCCTCACTATCTATGTGACAGTAGGCGGCACAATCACTTACACAACCGTTTCCGGTGATAGTATCACCCAGACCGTCCCTAACTACTATGAGATCCCTCTCCAGATTACCCACGTCATAGCGGCTACCGCTACGGGTATTGTCGCTTACGGTTAATAACAAAAGAAAGGTGCTAAAATGTTAGGACTAAGACTGGGGTTAGGTTCCCGAAAAAGAAACCTTTTAACTATTTTGCTATCTAGCGCGTCCTTTTCCGCTTATGCTATTCTCAACCTTGAGCCTCCCCTAGTCCTAGACTTCGATGAGACCTTCTACCGCACAGGTGGCACAGCTACGGACCTTGTGAGTGCT